CGTGCCGCCATGTCTTGGTTACGGCATCCGTCGAGTAGCCCAGCTTGTCGCAAGCTTGATGCCATTCTTCGCGCTTTGCCGACATAACGGCCTGTCCCGTCTCCGTTCTGGCAATCGTCTCAGCGCGCGCTTTCAGCAACGCATTCTTATATTGCTGGATTGAGATTGCCCGCTCATTGGCTGGCACCGCCGTTCCTGCGTGATAGGCCCTTAGGATGCGCTGCGATGTGGCCTTGTTGACCTTGTACCGGACCACAAGCTCCCCATTGCGCATTTCCACCAGGTCTTGCACCCCCTGCGCCGTCTCCATGCCACGCGACACGGCAAGCAGGCGATCTGCCCGCGGCTGATCGAGGTCAACTACTCCGCCCATCCGCCGCCCATCTACAACCCGGCCAGCGATATCCACGGCGATGCCGTTCGGGTGGCGCCCGGCCTGAAAGCCAGTGAGGATCGTTTGCCGTGCAACACTGATGGCATCATCTGCAAGGCCGACAATGCGCAGACCGACATTTTTCGCAATCCACTCCTCGGCCCGTGGGTTCGTCATGTCGAAGCGGAATGCGACCTTGCTCCCCGATGGCCCATTGACTGTCGTGGCCGCAAGAGACCCGCCCGCCGCGAATGCTGATGTCAGCGCTGCCCGATAGGCCTCAAAGGCAGACGGCTCAATGTTTAGGGCAGCGATGGCCGCGTCAATGCTTCCTGATGCCAGCGCGGCCTTGAGTTCGTCCCAGTTGATGCCGTTTCTGATGTCATCCCATGCAGCAAGAAAGGCGCGCTGGAGCTCTGGTTGGAGCTCAGCTATCAGCGCGCGGAAGAGGCGCTCTTGCTCAATGCGACTAGCCATCAGTTCCTCGCGATGATCTCGATTGCCGTCGCCGTGCCCGCCGCCGGAAGGCCGCGCACCCGGATGATCGTCACAGGCTTGCCATCAATCGACAGTGACAAGATGCCGCCATCATCGCCGCCCATCGCCCAGTTCAAGGCAGGAACTGCCGCCACAATGCGCAAATCCGTTGCCAACACTGTGACCCCATCGGCGTATTCCGATGCGCCTGAGACAGCGGCGCGTAGGGTTTCCAATGCCGAGACCGGATCGGACGCAACCCATGTCATGCCAGGCACCTGAGAGCCAGGCGTTATGCGGGTGAGGATCACATTACCCTGCCCCAACCCGTCATCTTCATCCGGTGCAAGGATCTCCTCGACCATTTCGCGCATTTCGTCATAGAAGCTCATATCAGCACCCAATCGCCCAGAAGCCGAGGCCCTTAAGATCCTCGCGCCGCAAGCATAGGAGCGGGGCAACCATGCCGTCGATCTCCGCATTGATCAGAGCCGTGCCGCCTTCGCCCGCTTCAAGCGCGCCGCCATCAAAGAACTCGCGCTCAATCATATCGACCTTTTGCCGCTTCACACGGCGCAGAGGATCAATCGTGGCCATCAGAGTCCCCGGCTTCATGGCCTCGATCAGCGCCGCCCGGTATGAGGCATTGACCCAAGCCAGCGGGATCACATCAGACGGCACGGCCAAGTGGTTGACGAAGTGACCAGTACGCGGCCATGCCCGCTCTTGGAGCGCCCCGCCGGTTGGCTGGCTGCAATAGAGGCGGGCACCGTAGACCGCATCCACATAGGTTGACCCGCGCTGACGCAGCACAACAGCCGCAGGGGCACCAGACGGCAGCGTGTAGCCATTCTCTGCCAGCCAATCGGCAAGCCCTTGATCGTCGCCATAGCCAGCCATGGAGGCCCCCTTATGCCGTGAAGAGGCTTTGGAACGTTGCCCCGGTTGAGGTTCCAGCCGCTGCGGCCGTAACTGCAAACGGCAGAATCGTTGAACCGACCATCACCGTCATTGTTGCCGTCCCGCCACCCGCCAGCGTCAAGACGACTGTGCCAGCCAAAGCCGCCGTGATCAGGACGCCTTGGCCCGCGGTTGCGGAAACAGCGGCGGCGCGGCGATACACCATGCCCACAGCAGAGGCAGCAGTGTCCGTGAGAAACACGCCCAGAGCATCGCGCGTCACGCCGCCATTATCGACATATGTCCCAGGCATCGAAGCCTCCTCTATTCAGCCGAGACGTATTCGGCCTTTTCTTCGTCCGTCATGGCGTTGAATTGTTCAGCGGCATCCCTGCGGATCTTCTGGCCGATGATCGCCCCTGCGCCGTTGAATATAGCCCACCACCCCGCCCCGGTCTCACGGGCTTCAAGACGGATGCTGCCAGTGATCAGATCCGCGTCTTGATTGCTGTCGATCACCTCGTAGCGACCCTTCCAGCCTTCCGGCAGGTTCTTCACCGTGAAGATGGCGCCAATCGGAATTTCTCCGGTCGGGCGTTCATCAGTGGGGAGGCCATGAATCCCGCCGGAAGTGATCTTGATGCGCATGGTATCCCTCAGAATTTTGCATCGGGGCCGGGATGATCCGGCCCCGATGATGATCAGTTGGCCACGACAGAGTAGAACACCCCGGAGCGCCCGTTGAAGTCCGCCCTGATGTCGATGCCCATCGCGCCCATGATCATGAACTGATAGTTGTCAGTCGGGTTCAGGCGGGTAATGGCCGTGGTATTCGTGGCCATGCCGATCAGCGGGCGAATGTATTCCGCGCTGGGCACAAAGCCGAAGAAGGCGTTGCCGCTCAGCTCGAACGACACCGCGATCTTGTTGATCCGGCGGTTGGATGCCAGGAACTGCATGATCGTGCCGGCCTTGAAGCCAGCGGAGCCGGAATAGGCCTTGTCCCATGCCCGCGCGATCTCGGGCGAGATGTAGATGTTGACCTTGCTGGTGATGTAGTTGGCATCCAGCATTGCGCCGAAAGCGCCCGCGAAGAAGGCGTCGATCTGATCAGACGTCGCCGTGGTCAGGTCAATGTTCGCGCCGCCCACGGCAGAGCCGAGGTTGATCACCTTGGACAGGGGCGAGGTGCGAATGCCATAGGCGGTGAAGCCTTGGAACACGATGCTCGAGTCACCGTCCAGCACATAGAGCGCCTGATCGCGGCGGATCTTGGCAGTGTGGGCTTCCTGATCATCCGACAGCGCGTCGAAATTCTCCGACTGGAGCGTGTTCCATTCGCGCCATTCGCGGCCATAGGCCGTCGAAAAGATCGGGATCGGCGTTCCGCGATAGTCGTAGGAAACCTTGTCCATGCCAACCGGAACCTGACCACTCAATGACCGGGTGACAAAACCAGCATCGCTGGAAACGCGGTTCATGTGCACCAGCTTGCCGATGTTGACCGCTTTGGCAAATGGCATCAAGTCGCCCATCCACGCCTGACCTTCATCAGAGCGCATGACGCGGCGGGTGATGCCGTCAAGCTCAAGCCATGCATCGCGCGGGAGCACGGCGTAGGCATTGCCGGTAATCTCGCGGGCGAGGTTGGCCAAGGCCTCTTCCTGCCGGTGCCAGCCTTCGCGGGTCGTGGAGACCTCGTCCCACCATTGGCTGTGCGGCCGGGAGTTGGCCACAAGTTGTTCGTCGAAATAGCGCATGGTTTGCTCCTTACGCCGCCGCCAGCTGATTGCGCGCCACGCGGGCACGCACAAGCTGATCCGAGCCGCTGGTGTTGTTATAGGCCTCTTCAGCGATCATGATGACGCGCTGGCCCGTGGTGGCGATGACGAACTTGCCGGCCGAGTTGGTGGTAAGCTGGGTGCCACGCGCCACGTTGACGCCGGTGGGGACGCGGACGTTGAAGAACTGCTCATCCAGCATTTCCATACCGATGATGCGATCAGCTGCGGGCCATGCCGTATCAACCCCGGCCATCGCAAGGTAATTGTCCTGCGCGATGTACACCTTGGTCAGGGCGTTGGCCCCGGCCTGTGCGAAACTGGAACCGGACTCTACAAGGCCAGTGCCGGGAAGAATGGCAGCAGCGCAAATGCGCTCCTGTACCTGCGGCGTGACCTGCGTGACCGGGCCAGCGAAGATCTTGTTGTAGCGTGCCATCGTTCAGCCCTCCGCTTTCGGCAGCTTGAAGGCATCGACACCGGCAGCCCCACTGCGTAAGCCGTTGTTGATGCCCATCGCGCGGCCCGGTTCGGCTTTCTTGGCCAGCGCGCGCGCCGCATTCAGGGTAAGCTCGCCAGCCACAGCCTCATCCACGAGTCCTGCCCTGACGATCTTCGCGCGAAGATCGCCAAGTTCCGCGTCATCCTTCGCCTTGGCGGCGGTGGTCAGCTCAGCTTGCGCGTCAACCAGCGGCTTGACCGCTGCGGTGATGGCATTGGCGATGGTGCCGCCAATCCCCTTCATGCCTTCCGAGAGGGTCTTCACCTCGTCGGAAAGCGCCTTGAATTGTTCGTCAGTGACGGACATGGCAATCTCCTTGTCGTTGATGGGTGCCCCCCGGATCGCATCCAGGATCGCAGATTTGATGCGCTCAAGCATCGGTACGCGGGCCATCCGCTCAGCCGCACGAAGCGCTGTATCGGCGGCCCAATCAAGATCGCATTCCGCCGCATCAAGTGCGGAGTTGATGACCTCAATCTCATTGCCGTCGCTTCCGACAGCCTTATTGACCAGCATCCCAACCCCATTTTCTGGTGTTGCGGCGCCAGCTTCTCCGATCAGAATTGCGTCATGATCAAAGACCAAATCAGTGGCCTCAAAGTCAGCCTCCGGGTCTCCCTCCAGCGGCGTAATCAGCGCATAGAGGCCGGTGGATGTATGGATCGGGTCGCCCTTCGCAATCGCATCCATCACGGTTTTGCCCCCGACAAGCTGATTGGCGAAATCGACGTCAATCACCTTGTCGATCAGGACGCGCCCGGCTTCCCGGCGGACATTTTCATTCCATGCACCGATGAACCCCCGGACCATCCCGCGTGGGTCTGACGCAGAAACGAACTTGCCGTTGATGCTTGGATGCCCAAGCGGCGCCGGGGTGCCCTCAAGAGAGCCGAAGCCCTTTTCGATGGCGGAGGCGCTGTAGCGGACCCGGTTCATGACGACACCATCAGGCAAGGTTGCAGATGGGACGACGATCACATCACGGCCATCACGGCGCTCGCGCTTGATGTCCTTGGCGTTGACCACGGTACGGATATTGACCCGCGCTTGTTTGCTCATGAGCTTTGTCCTCATTCGTCCTGCGCATCTTCGCGCAATGCCTCGGCATCGTAGCCAGCCGCTTCCCTGATCTCCGCCGGGGTGAACGGCGGGGTATCAATGGCTTGCGTCTGTGCATTGATCGTTGAAAGATCCTTGGCGCGCTGCATTTTCTCGCCAGCCGTCGCCTCAGTCAGATCATCCCAGTCAATCGTCCAGTCGCGCTCAGGCAAGACCCCAGCGCGCTCAAGGCGATTGATCAGGTCGCGGATCAGTGGCTTGCAGCGGTTGACCCGGCGCGAGTTGCAGGTCTGGCTCCACTCATTCGCATCCTCAGTGCTGGCCCTCTCGCCAGTCTGGCTCCCGACCAGGATCTTGACTGGAATGCGCATCGATGCTGCGAAGCCCTGCACCGGACCCGCGAAGAAGTGCTCAGGGCTGGGCAGCGTGATCTGCATCGGCTTGGCCGTCATGCCACCAAGCATCAAGCCCTTGTCAAAGCCCGCCTGGAAGCTTTCCAGTTGCTGGTTTATCTCGTCCATAAGATCCGCAACCGGCACGCCCATGTTCTGCGCCACGCCATCA